GCCGACGGTTGCCCTGCGTCGTGGTAACTACACCCAGATCAGCATCAAGAACGTCAAAGTGTCGTCTACCAGTGAATGGGTCGATGGCGCCGCGGACATCAACAAGCTCGCTAAGCAGCTGGCTTACGCTATGAAGGAACTGAAGCGTGATCGTGAGACCATGCTTTTGGCGAGTGTACCGGCCGTTCCTGGTGCCGCAGTGGGTGCTACCGTAAGGCAAGCAGCTGGTCTACCATCGTTCCTTATGACGAATGTGTCTCGAGGTGCGGCTCCTGGTGCCAATCCCGTACTGTCTGGTACCACCACTGGCTACCCAATTACGGCAGCGGTTGATGGTGTTCTGCGTACGATTACTGAAGACTTGTTCAATACAGTGATCCAGGCTGTGTGGACAAGTGGTGGTGAGCCCAAGTATGCTCTTGTTGGTCCTGATGTCAAACGGACCATTTCAAAAGTGTTCACCGGCTATACCACCAAGTACAGTGATGGCGCGAGCAACAAGCTCATTAATAGCGTCGAGATTTACCAGAGCGACTTTGGTACAGTGCAGATTGTACCCGATCGCTTTCAGAGGTCGCGTGACTGCTTCATCATCGACCCTGACAAGATCTCCATCGACTACGGTCAGACCACCAAGCAGGAAGTGCTTGCCAAAACGGGTCTTACCGAAAATCGCCTTGTTTCCTGTGAGTACACACTCACTGTCGGTAACGAAGCAGCGTGTGGTATCCTTGCGGATATCCAGCCGTAATTGAACGTTCAGCCTTTACTCCTCGTTTAGGCTGAGTGTGTGGTGGAGGGTCAGAAAGCTAGTACCCTTGCTTGTTCCACTGATCCTCCACTAACCTTTAATTCAGGAGAAAGACATGAAAATCAAGTTGCTTAAACCGTCATTGCACAACGATGCAATGTATGGGCCTGACAGTATCGTGGATTTGACTGATGAAGGGCGTGCCGATTTCTTTGTAAAAATGGGGCATGCTGAAACTGTACCACCTGAGACTCCATTGTCAAGGCATATCGATCCGCCGCGGCCAGTGCGCTCTCACCAGGCCACGGATATCGGTGAAGCCATCGTTGAGGCGATTAAGAAAGGTGACAAGCCTCGAGAACACGACAAGCCTCATGTTACAACTACTCAGAAGCCGCACGAGAAGCCTTAACATGGCACGTATCTCGACAGATCACTTCGAGCATGGGAAATACTATATCCAGCATACAGAAGATGTGGAACCCTTGCTCAATCATCTCAAGGAACTGCGCAATAATCCAGAGGCCTATAAAGCCTCTCCTGCGAGATGGCGCAAAATCGGTGAGATACCTCTGATTATCATCGAACAGTGGCTTAAAGAAGGTTTCAATGCCCTAGCTCCAGGCAATGGACCTGAGGTTATAAAACGTTTGGAGCGTGACTATCCGTATCTACTAGCAGTGGACAAGATCTAGGTTCCCCTACACTGCTTAAACTGGGCCGCGACGCATTCGCAGGGGCCATCTTTTTAGGACAACAAAGATGGCATTTCCTACCACATATGTCGATTGGATAGCACTCGTAAAGGACTGGTGTGACGTCGATGATATGTCTGATGCACGTATTCAAGTATGCATTTCTCTCGCGGAGCTTCGCCTTAATCGTGAGCTCAATTCTCAATGGATGGAAGCCAATATCACTATTCCAGTGGTGAATGCTAATCCTATTAACCTATCTGTCTCAGTTCCTAGTTACAACCGAGTACGTCTTGTGGTAGCTGGCACAAATGGTGTGCCTTTGGTTACTCTGGCTCTCAATGAATTCCAGAAACTAGTAGCTGGTCAAAATGCTACTGGTGCAAGTTCAGGCTTGCAACCTCAATTCTATTGCATCGAAGGTAACAACCTTCTGCTGTTTCCAGTAGCATCTGTAGCCTCCAATATCCTTCTGTACTATTACACTCAAGTAGCGCCGCTAAGTGCTACAGTGAATAGTAACGTCTTTAGCACTAAACACGCAGATGTTCTCTTGTATGCCTGTGCACTCGAGGTGTCCAAATTTATTGTTGAGGACGAGCGTATCCCTGTATGGGAAAGCGCCTACCTACAAGCATTGGATGCTTCTAATAGCGTGGCAAAGAACTCAAAAATGGGTTCTACACCTCTGAAACGTGAAATTACTATGTATGGTGCTCATCGTGGTTTCTGATGGAAAACAAACCTCCATTCGACATGGTAAGAGCTACCTTTTACCTTGTAGCGAGCGTGTTTGCTATATATGGACTAGCAGCTTTGGCTACAATCGCAATGTGTGTAATGGGACCTACAGTTTGCCCAGACGGCAAGCTGAGCGAAGTGTTCGTGACACTACTCACCAGTGCTCTGGCGTATTCAGCTGGACAAGGAGCTAGAAAATGAATGGTATCGTTGGACTTCTGATCTTTATATGTATCGTGGCCCTGGTTGTAGTAGTTGTAATTTGGGCAGTTCAAACTGCTCTTGCTGCAATGGGCGTTCCTGATAATGTGAACCAGATCGTACGGGTCATAATCATACTACTCGGGTTGTTGGCTATACTGACCCGTGCATCACCGTTTCTTCTCGCCTGAACAAAGGAGCTAGAACATGGCCATTCGTCCAACTTCACAAACTTATATAGGCCCAGGAATTGATGGTCCTGCTGGTGATGCGGAGGTAGTTGTACCAACCAATGCTACTACAGGTGATGCCACTGCACGTATCTCTACGGGTATATATGTTGGTGGCGCTGGTAACGTCCATGTAATTTTTGCAGGCGGTGATCCCGCTGGTGTACTCTTTACAGCTGTGCCCGTAGGCGCGGTATTGCGAGTTCGTGCGGTCAGGGTTCAGGCAGCTAATACCACTGCTACGAACATGGTGTTCTTGTACGGAGCAAACTAATATGGCTACTACACCCACTACCAACTATGGCTGGTTAAAGCCAACTCCGTCAACTGAAGTTGATACGTGGGGCGCTATTCTCAATAGTAATTTAGATGATCAAGATGCCACTGTTAAAGGCATTTCGAATACAGCGAATACAGCTACTTCAAAGGCAAACACAGCTGATGCTAAGGCTGTGGCTGCACAAACTGCAGCAGATAATGCCGATGCTAAAGCTGTAGCAGCTCAGACTACAGCGAATGAGGTTAAGAATGATAGCACTGAATTAGCTTATAGTGCTAATACTAATACCAATACAGCTGTTGATCCAGGTGCAGGTAAAATTACATTTAATGGTACCGGTTTAACTACTTTAACACAAATTGCTATTAGTGCAACGGATTTCCGTAGCAATATATTAAAAGTAAATCGTTATATGACTGGTGATATCTTATTCTTTAGGCTTTCAGCTGTAAGTAATGGAGCTATTTTCAGAGTCAGATTACTATCTGTTGTAGATAACACGACTTGGTTTCAATTGAATGTAGTGCAAGTCGCAAATAGCGGTGGCGCTTCATTAACAGCTCCCAACATTTGGTCAGTAGATGTTGTTGCAACCATATTGCCCTATGTTGTTCAAAATCAATATGTTGCCAGTGTTACTGCATCTTTAGCTGATATAGGCGCTAACGTTCGTATAGGTGCTGGCACGGTTGTAAACTATAGCATTGATACTACCGCTAATACAGGTTGGCCTCCTAATGCAAGGATTAACCTCTTTAGAATTGGTGGTCAGCTTGTTACTATTGTCCCTTTAGCGGGCGTTATTATTCAAAGTAAAAGTGGTCTTTTAAGTATAGGACCTCAATATGGTGCTGCATCTTTAACTAAAGCGAATCTTATTGATACTTGGCAACTAGTTGGAGATCTTGTCTAGTGTCAGGTGAAAATGTCAGCATCTTGAATTTACCGCCGGGTCTTTACCACGACGGTACTCAATATGCTACAGGTAACAAATGGTTCAATGGTAACCAGGTTCGATGGTACAGGCAGTTGCTTGCACCAGTCGGTGGCTGGGTTCAAACTCATGTATTCTCTACTGCTACACAAGCCATTAGAGATATGTTCTCTTGGCGCGATCACCTCAAGGAAGCTTGGGGTGCTGCTGGTTCTGCAGATAAATTGTTTGCTTTCAAGGTCATAGGACCTAGTCAGTATACTGTACGAGACGTTACACCTGCTGGATTAGCCTGGAACCCCACAGGTATTGCAGGCTACGGGCGTGCTGGCTTTGGTCAAGGTGCTTATGGCGTTAGTTTCACGGCTGGATTGGACAATACCGGCTTGTGGTCAATGGACAACTTTGGATCCCTCTTAGTCGCAGTTCACTCTCAAGACGGCCGGCTATTTAGTTACAATCCATCAACACCTTCTGTTCCTGCAGCACCTGTATTGAATGCACCTATTGACAATACTTTGTGTATTGCAACCGAAGAAGAGTTCTTATTGGTACTAGGTGGTGCAAATAATCCACGTAGAGTTAAGTGGTGTTCACAGCGGAACATTACTGACTGGACACCTACTCAGACCAATTCAGCTGGTGGTTTTGATCTTCAATCCGATGGCATGATTATAGCTGCTATTCGTGTACCCGGCGGTGTGCTGGTATTAACGGATACAGACGTGCACATGATTGAGTACACTGGACCGCCTTACTTTTATGGACGTAGACAGGTTACTGACAGAAGTGGTTGCCTCAGCAAGAACACTATAGCAGGTTTTCCTCGAGGAGCTATGTGGGCTGGAGTGAGCAATTTTTGGTTGTTTGATGGTGCAGTATCACCAATTGACTGCACCATACACAGTAAGGTTTTCTACGACTCAAACCTGTCCATGTCCTCGCGACTTAACATGGTTAACAATGAATTTGCAGGAGATTTGGTTCTCATATCCGTCTAAAGAGTCCAATGAACCTGATCGTTACGCTTTAATGAGCTTTAGCCAGGTGCCCTATTGGAGCATGGGTGACATACCAAGAACAGCTTGGTTAAATCCTGTGTGGACTGATAAACCGTTAGCTTGTAACGGCAATGTGATGTATGAACATGAGCAGGGTTGGACTGCGAATGGCGTATCTCGAAATGGAGTTGTGTTTGCTGAAAGTGGTGCATTAGAGCTAAATGAGGGTGATGTGGTATCACGCTGCGATCGTATCTATCCAGATTTTGCTGATATAGAAGGTCTAGCTGTACCACCAGATACTCCAATTGCATCACTAACTTTCAAGTTGCGCCAGGCGCCAAATGCTCCACAACGTACTTACGGCCCAGTATCGTTAACCAATCCGCAAGGCTATGCAAACATTCGATTTCGTGCACGACAGATTGTGATGCGGGTAGATCAAGAAGTTGATAGCTTTTGGATTGTGGGTAAGTTACGCATGCGTGTGAAAGCTGGAGGCCGCAGATAATGGCTATTGTTGGCGGTGGTGGCAAGAGCTCAGAATTTGGGAAGTTGGTATTGCCTATACCGACTCCCGAGTACTCAGCTGCGCGTGCTCGCCAAACAAATCAGCGCATTGAACAACTACTGGGTGAGACACTTGGGCGCTATGAACTCCCTCAGTACGCGGGTATTCCTCACGCAGCTCTGACAGGTACTGATGCCGCATGGTCGGCTCCAGGATCAAATGTGCTAACCGTAATACCCTTTAATACAGTCTTCATTGATAATGGAAATTTGATTGTAGGTAACGCCCTGCAGACTATATTTGTGATGAACGTAGGCCTATTCTTAATACTACCTCTCGTGGCAGCGCCAGGCGGCAATAGTTCAGTAAAGCTCACATTCTTTGCTAACGGTGTAGAGGTGTATTCAGCATCTAGAACTGTATCTTTAAACACAGGTGAGAGTTACAGTATCTTTATGTTAGGTAAAGATGTACCTTCTGGTGCTGTGCTGACAGTAGGTTTGTCACACTC